ATGACGGTTTCCGGTTCTGGGGTCTGCGTGGCACCGGTACCGATCCGCTCTGGGCCCAGCTCTCCGTGCGCCGCACGGCGGACATGGTCTACGAGAGCTTGGAGCGCGCTGAGCGTTCGCGCCTCGACAAGCCGTTCAGCCTTCAGCTGCTGTCGGGCATCGAGGGCGACGTCAACAAGTACCTCCGCTTGCTCCGCGCTCGCGGCGCTCTGATCGGTGGCAAGGCCTGGATCGACCCGACCATCAACACCCCGGCGACGTTCGCTGCGGGCGAGTTGACCGTGGACTTCGATCTCGAGCCCCCGGCGTGCTTGGAGCACCTCCAGTTCCGCGCCTCGCGAAATCCGAACTACTACACGGACTTCATCGAGGAGTTCAACCGCACGATCGCCAACAACGGCTAAGGCCGCGGCGCTCCACGGCATCCACAACAACAAAGCTAGTCATGAGCCGCTCGGTCCATATGGGTCGGGCGCGCTCTGGCTTGGCCGGAGACCTACATGGCAAACCTTCGCGACAGCAACATTTTCCAGGACTTCACGGTCTGGATCGACGACATCGGCAAGATCGGCGAAGCGCCGAACTTCCAGCCGCCCGAAATCAACATCCAGACGGAAGAGTTCCGCGGTGGTGGTATGGACGGCACGGCTGAGATCCCGATGGGGATCGACAAGATCGAGTTCGACTTCAGCCTTCACACCTGGGACGAGCAGATCTGGCAGAACCTCGGCTACGGCCCGGGCTCGCTCGATGTGCCGATCACTTTCCGCGGCTATCTGCTCACCGCGAGCGGCGCCGAGAAGGGCGTCGTCATCGACACCCACTGCCTGATCAAGGCCATCAAGCCGAGCAAAGTCGAAGCCGGCAAGAAGGCTGACGTCACGGTCAGCCTGGTGGCGAACTATTACAAGCATACCATCGACGGCACCGTCGTCACCGAGATCGACGTGTTCAACAAGATCACGATCATCGGCGGTACGGACCAGAGCGCAAACGCTCGGCGGATCCTCGGCTTCACCTACTAAGGCGTAGCCGGAGAGATCATTCTACCCACTGGCCTCGCCCTAACCGGCGGGGCCTTTTTCTTTCTGTGCAAGATACAAGGCGTGCAAACCAAAATGGCTACCGAGAAAAAGAAGTTCGACCTCAAGTTCCCCTTCGAATACCGCGGCGCGACCTACGTCGAGTTCAATGCTCGTCGTCCGAAGGTCCGCGACATCCGCAACTTCATCAAGAACGTCGAGAAAGACGGCATGGGCGCGATGGAGAAGGCGCTGGCCGACCTGTTCGAGGTCGACAACGTCATCATCGCCGAGATCGACTCCGAAGACTTCGGCCCGATGAAGATCTGGTTCGAAAGTTTTTTGGAGAAAATGACGAACGGATCGGACGAATCCTAATCGACAGCTTCCCGATCTTCGAGCGCTTCCACTGGACGCTCGAAGACGTGGAGCAGTTGGAATGGGACGACTTCGTCCTCATCGCTGAAGGCGTCAAGGCGCTCAACCAGCGAGACGCTGACGAAATAGCGCGGCTACGCGCGGCTCAGGGCAAATAGCCCTGGGCCTTCTTTTTTTGTGACTCCGGGGAGCGGCAATGTCCGACAACAATCTCGACATCAGGGCCCGCCTTACTGGCGAAGATCGGCTGTCCCCGACGGTCGTGAAGCTCATGGCCAAGATCAAGAGCCTCGAAGACCAGATGAAGCGGTTCGGTGACAAGGCGCGGGCCTCGATCACCGACATCCCTATGGAAGGCTACGTCAAGAAGCTCACCAAGGCCGGGACCGAGCTGAATGGTCTGACGAAAAAGCACATGGAGTGGGCCAAGGCGAACGGCGTCGGCAACAAGGATGCCGCCCTGTCCTGGGGCAAGCTCACCAACGAAATCATCCGCCTGAAGGGCGAGCACGAGAAATTCACCAACTCTTCGGCGAAGGGCGCCAAGACGCGAGCGGCGAACGCCGAGAAGGAGCTGAAGCTCCAGTACAAGAACGCGGTCGCGTTCAAGTATCTCTACAACAAGGTCGGCGACCAGCGCCTCGACATTGCCCGCCGCGTGACCGAGCAAGAGGGCAACCTCGAAGCGGCCCACCTGCGCAACCAGGAGCGCCGGCACCAGCGCTACCTTGGAAATGTCGCCAAGATGCGCCGCGATGCGATGCGCAGCTTTGGCATGATGTCCAACATCGGCAGTCGAGCCGGTCCATACGCGGCTGCCACAGCTGCTGCGACCGGATACGCCGGAGTCAGCGCCTTCAAGGCTCGTATGAAGGTCGACACGGCCGAGACGAACATGCGGATGTTCGCGGAAATGTCTCAGGACCAGGTCAAAGACCTGCGCAAGAACTGGGGCAACAAGGCCGCCATCAGGTACGGCATGGGTCCGGCTGAGACGCTCGACGCCTACACGGAAACCCGGAAGGCAGGCATCCCGGAGAAGTACGCCCAGAGCGTCACTGACACGATTATGAAGGCCGGTGCTGGCCTCGATCTGGATCTCAAGGAGACGACCCGCTTCGCCACCAGATTGGCGACCCTGACGCAGGATATGACCAACCTCGATCCTGCAAAGCTGAAGTCGATGCTCAACTCGGTTGCCATCGCTGGTATCGCGACCGCCGCCGACCCGAACGAAATCATCGCCGCCAACCGGCGCGCATCGGGCGCATTCTCATCTTCCAAGATGAACCCGAATGACCTGTCTGCGTTCACTGGCGCCGGCATCTCGGCCGGTTTGCCTTCGTCCAAAACCGGCACCTTCATAGGCTTCCTCGTCAACGAATTGGTCGGCGGCAAGTTTGCCCGCGGCCAGCGAGCCCAAGACCTTGGCAAGGCTTCGAACATGCTCGGCCTCGGTGGTCGTCAGGCGATGTCTTCCAAGATGGCATCCAACCCGACCGAAACGCTGCTCCAAATCTTCGAAAAGATGGGCGGCATGTCTGAGGAGAAGAGGTCTCAGGTTGCGACGTTGCTCGGTATGAGGGAGTGGCGCGACGAGTTGCAAACCTTCGTTCAGGTCCGCGACGACGTGCGTCGCACGCTGACGGAGATCCAAGACCCGAAGAATGCGAATAGGCTCGACGATATCAGCGACTCGAAGCTGAAGTCGCTGTCTGGCCGTTGGAAGTCGCTCGTTGCAGCTCTCACCATCGTGTGGGAGTCGGTCGGCGCCGGCTTCGAGAAGGCGTTCGGTCAGATCACCGACTTCTTCACCGACTATCTCGGCAGGCTTGACACCAAAAAGATCAGCGACACCGTCGAGGCGTTCACGGACGGCCTGGTGGAAGGTCTCGGCTTCAACAATTGGACCGAGATGCTCAAGGCAGCCTTCGGTGACCCCTCGACCGTTAAGGGTGCTGCCAAGGAGGTCGGAGGCTTCACGAAGGGTTTTATGACCTCAATGAAGGACATGTGGACCACCTTCAAGATGATCTGGGAGGGCATGATGAAGGTCGCAGGCGTTGTGCCTGGCGACCCGGAGTCGATCGGCCGTTTCACCGGCAAGATGGTCGAGCTGGCTGTGGCAATGAAGGCGATCGGCACGTTGGCCGACTCGCTTGCAGGCATCGTGACCTTCGTAAAGGGTCTCGTTTCTGCTGTCATGGTTGCTCCGGAGTTCTTTGCTGCCATCTCTGGCGGCACTCTCGGAGCCTACCTCGGCAAGAAGGCCCGTGAGTACGTGGATGGCGGCGGCTCCGCTCCGGAGCGCAAGCCCGGCGAGCGCCATATGGGGAGCACTCCTCCCTCCATGCAGAAAAGGATCGACGATTATACGCTCAAGCAGCTGTATCACCCGTCGAACTACACCGGGGCGACTGACTTCTCGGGTCGGCGCCGCACGGGCGATCTGTCTGACAGCCTGAACAAGTTCACCGGCAAGGTCGAGCTTGCTGCTTTCCGCAACGGAAGCGGCGGGCTGCAATACGCGGCGGTCGGCGGCGGCTCAGGACGCGGTCTGTCCTCCTCTGGAGGCGGCGGCTTCAGCGGCGGCCTTCTCGGTGGTGTCCCGAGTTTGCTCAAGAGCACGCCGGGTTCGGCTCTCCCCGATTTCGGGGTGGGTCGAAGCGGCAGCATCATCGGTCGCGACAAGGTCGGCGCTCTCACGGGCGCGAACAAGTCCCCGTCCTTCGGAGCCTCTCCTGGCGGTGTTGCCGACATGAGCGTTGGGCAAGGACTCGCTGGAAATGCGTTCCTCGCTGCGCGTCGTGCCAAGTTTGCTGAGGAGATCAAGAACGATCCGACCTTGGCGATGCACCTTGCTGCCATGCAGGCGACTGAGGGCGCGAGCAAGGGTGGGACGATCGAGAGTCTGATGAACCGTGCAGACATGCAGGGCAAGTCTCTCCGGCAAATGCTCGGCTACAGCGCTGATGGCGTAAGCAGCACGGACAGCAGGGGCCGGCAGAACAGCTTCTACGGTCCCATTCGTCGTCAAGAACTGCCGGCTGCGATCCGCAGACTGCAGAACAACCCGAAAGAGTTCGCGAAGTACAACGCGCTCACTCAGAGGGCTCTTGCTGGCGGTCACGTCATCGGTGGCTATACCGACCAAGGCTTGCCCACCGATCCCAACGGATCGGCAAGGACCGGCATCGCGGGCTTCAAGATCAGCCCGAAGGATGGCAACGAGTTCACGGACTGGGTTGGTCCCGGATCGAAATTCGGTCGCGGACGCAACGGTGCGATGAACTATCGCAAGTTCATCGAGCAGGGCATTGCTGGAAGTAACAGCAGCCCGATCGGCAACGTTCCGACGCCGAGTCAGTCCATCCAGAACGTTCCATTGCCTTCGTCAGGTGCTGGAGCAGGGGCGGGCGACGTCAGGTCCTCCTCGGGACCGGTGGCGATCCACATCAATGGAAGCAGCCACGATCCGGAAGCACTGGCAACCCTGGTGCAGCGTCGGATCGACGAGAGCATGAACTGGCGCACTCACGACACCAGCAGCGAATACACCTAACAAACTCAACCCTGGCCCTACGGGGCCGGGGCTTCTTTCCCCAGCATCAGAGGAAATCAATGGCTGACGTTCTACTCGGGCTTGGCTCGCAAGACCCCAATGCGACTGACGAGACCGGTCTGATCCTCTTCTACGTGCCAGCGAAGGGCATCGACACCCCAAACTTCGAGTCAATTCAGCGCGACGCGCAATACACCTGGACCTCGGCCGATCGCCTCTCGCGCGATCCTGCGATGCAGTTCACCGGCCCGGGCGAAGATAACGTGGTCATCGATGGCCGCATGTTCCCCTACCACTTCGGTGGCCTCTCCACGCTGGAGCGACTGCGTGCGGCCGGCCGCGCCGGCAAGCCGATGCTCCTGGTGCGCTTCTATCCGCTGACCAATCCGGACGGGTACGGCTCCGAGGTCATCGGCAACTACGCGATCAAGCGGGTCCGCACCGTGGAGTCGAAGATCGGCAGGATCGGTATCGCTCACAAAGTCGAGTTCACCGTCGAGCTTCAGCGCTATGGCGATGATCTCTCCTCGACAACCGATCTGCTCCAGGAAGTGGTGAACAGCTAATGTCGACGTACATCACCAAGCTCTACGATCGGCTCGATAAGATCTGCTACGCCCGATACGGTTCCACCGACAACGACATTGTCGAGTGGGTCATCGAGCAGAATTACGGCATCGAGCTGCGTGGGGTCCTACTGCCAATTGGCATCACGATCAATCTGCCGGAAGCGCCGCGACAGCTGACGCAGGCTCCGGTCGTCCCACAGCTCTTCCTCTGGAAATAATTCCCCCTGGCTCCGAGAGAGTCAGACAGGGCCGTCCTTCGGGGCGGCCTTTTGCTTTTTAGGAGGCATGCGTGACCACCGGCTACACCCCGATCTTCCGGGTCTTCAAGGGCGGAGAGGATATCACTGGTCGACTCAATGACCGGACGCTCCAGATCAAGGTCGACCTCCAGTCCGGCAATGGCAACGACGACCAATGCACCATCCTCCTTGACGACCGCGACTGGCGCATCGCTCGGCCGCTGGTTGGTGAGGATCTTCAGATCTGGCTCGGCTACACCGAGGTCGGGCTCGCTTATATGGGGACGTTCGAGATTGACGACGTCACGTTCCTTGGGCCGCCCAGGAATATCAAGCTGGTCGGCAAATCGACCGGGTCCAGCAACATCCAGAAGGCTCCCGCGATCCGGGAGTTTGCCAACGCGACGGTTAGCCAGATCCTTGGTCACATGGCTGGGCAGACCGGACTCGGCACGGCGATCTCTGGCGGGCTCGGAGACATCCAAATCCCGTTCAAGAACCAGATCACCAGCAACCTGCACATGATCCACGAGCTGGAGCGCCTCACGGGCGCGGTAGCCAAGGTCGTGGATGGCAAGCTGATGTTCGTCAAGCGCGACGGTGCCGAGTCGGCAAGCGGAGTGGCCATGCCCACGCTCGTCCTGCACCCGGAACACTTCGGCACCTGGCAGGTCCGCTACACCAGCAAGCCTGGTTACGGAGAGGTCAAGGCCGCGTGGTTCGACAAAGACGAGATGGTCCGGAAATGGGTCGGCTCGGCCGTGAGCAGCGGCGATGGTGGCGTCGGTCTGGCTAAGAAATTCGGCGGCGCATTCAACATTGGCCAGCTCTTCAACTCTGAAGCGGAGGCGAAGGCTGCTGCTGGATCACAGGCAGAGAACTTCAAGCGTGCAGAAGTTCAGGCGACCTTTGATCTCGCCAAGGGAGACCCTTGGATCAGGGATCAGCAGACGCTGCTGGTGACCGGAATGCGCGACGGCATCGACGGATCGTACGTCATCGACAAAGTCACCCACACCTACATCAAGAGCACCGGCATTAAATCCCAGATGGAATGCAAGGCGCCGGGTGACGGCTCGAATTACGAGGAAGCGTCCAAGGAGTTCATGCGGCCAGGTCCGGGCGAGTTGCTCGGCGAATACCTCCGCACCCACCCCAACATCAACCCCGGCGATCTGTCGCAGAGCGACATCGATGCGATCAGCCAGGGCGGGTTCGCCCGATAAACCAACGAGTATCACATGTTCAGTCAAGAGATCATCGACGCCATCGTGCAGGCGGCGAAGGCCAAGGGTTGGCCTGCTTCTGCGCTGCTTGCGGTCGTGGAATGCGAGACGTCCGGCAAGCCGTTCGAGCAGGACAATCACACGCCCTCGCTGCTGTTCGAGCGCCACAAGTTCTATTCGGAACTCACGAAGCATCAGCCCAGCAAGCTGAAGGCCGCCATCATGGCAGGTCTCGCGATCCCGAAGTGGAGTCGCAACACCCAGTACAAGGACCAGGGCACGTCGGCTGGCCGCCTGAACGTCATCGCCAAGGCGCGAGCGATCGACGAGGAGGTCGCCAACCGCGCGGCATCCTGGGGCCTCGGTCAGACCATGGGCTTCAACGCCGAGAGTCTGCACTATCCCAACGCGACCGAAATGGTCGACGAGCTGTCGAAAGGCATCGCCGAGCAGGTCGACGCGCTGGTCCGGGAGATCTCGGTGAACCACCTGGACAAGTTCCTGGTGGCCAAGAACTTCGCCTCGTTTGCTCGCGGCTACAATGGCGCCGGCTACAAGCAGAACAACTACGACACCCGCATG